GACGGTATAGAAGCAGGTGCTACTGCTGACCAAACTAAAGCTGATATAGACGCATTGAATATAGATGCTGATACATTAGACGGGCAACATGGTTCTTACTACACTAGTTATGCTGATACAGCTGTAGCGGGTATAGTAGACTCTGCTCCTGGTACGTTAGATACGCTTAATGAATTAGCACAGGCTCTAGGGGATGACCCTAACTTTGCTACTACTACAGCTACTAACCTTAGTGAGAAGCTACCTAAAGCTGGTGGTACAATGACAGGTGACATACTGTTTAACGACAGTGTTAAAGCTAAGTATGGAACTAGCTCAGATTTACAACTCTATCACGACGGTTCACACAGTTGGATAAGAGATGTTGGAACAGGTGCGCTTTTCTTAGACACGAACTCAGCAATACATTTATATGCTAACGGCACTGAAAATATGCTATATGCACAACCTAATGCGGGTGTTCAAGTATTTTATGATAACGTTAGGAAACTTCAAACAACATCTACTGGTATAAGTGTAGACGGTAATATAGATTTAGATTCTGATAATGCTGAGATTAATTTAAAGTCTGGTATTACAGGAACAAGAGGTGCAATTAACTGGACATTCAATACTGCATCTACTGAATTTGCATCTTTAAATTTAGATTACGATACTAGGTCTACAACAGGATTTCACATTGATAGTGGTTACCCGATAACAATAGATTCTTCTGGCGTAGGTACTAGATTTGCGTACGGTGGTACAGAACAAATGCGTCTTTCTAATACAGGGCGTTTGGGCATAGGTACTACAAGTCCTGCACATGAGCTACACATTGAAAGCACATCACCGACTATTCGTTTAGTTGATTCTGATGGTAGTAATACACTAGATATTACACAAAGTGGTTCGGCTTCTTACTTAACTTTTGATAACAATATGCGCTTTAGAAACGCATCAAATGTAGAAAAGCTCAGGATTGATTCAGATGGTATAGATGTAACAGGTGTAACAAAGACTTCAGGTAGTGGTTACAACCCTGCTAATACAGGTTGGGCAACTAATGCGGCATTAACCACAAGTGGTTCATATGGTGGTGGTTTAACCATGATAGATGGCAGTAATGCTTTCTCTGTTCGTGTAGATACAGGTGGCCTAGCAATGCGAATTGCACAAGGAGCTACAAGTGGTGCGCTTAATTCAGACATAGCAGTCTTTACTAATAATTCTTTAGATGTAAAACGTGATATTAATACTACAGGTAACATTTATCTTAATAGCAGTAATCCAGACAGTCCACAAGTAGTATGGCAATCACAAGGTTATGGCGACCAATACATAGATAACTATCAAGGTAGACTAAGAGTTGTAAACTCTGGTGCTGAACAACTTGTAATTGAACAGGGCGGTAACACTACACTTAATGGTAACTTAGATGTAACAGGTAAGATTACTGTAGCATCCACAGACCCAGAGATATTTCTTACCGACACTTCTACGAGTGTAACTCATTCTATTGATGGTAATAGTGGTGTTGGTAACTTATTCATGCATGTTGATAAAGACGAAACAGGTTCAGACCCTAAATTTGTTGTTAATGTTGGTTCGCAAGACAATGTTTTAGTTGTTAAAAGTACTGGTGTAGATGTAACAGGTACAGTTGAAGCCGATTTTATGAAAATTAGCACACCCGATGCTGGGGGTTCTCCTGCAACAACCGCAATACTTGATATATATGGATATGAAGGCCGTGGCGCAGGTATAAAAATTAGAGACAGTGCTAATAGCGCTAGTGGTGCAAGTAATAGAGAATGGTTTGTTGGTAGTGGCTATAATCAAACTGGGTTTAATATTGGATATGCCCCCCTTGGTAACAACTCATCTTATGTAAACCAAAGTAAATTAACCATTGATACATCAGGTAACGTAGGTGTAGGTTTATCTGTACCAACTGCCAAGATGCATATTAAAGACGTTACAAATACGTCAGGTAGTACAACAGGCTCTACATTACTAAGATTAGATAACGATGTAAATGGTGACTTATCACAACAAAAAACATTTATAGACTTTGCACTCTTTGACAGTAATGCAAATGAAGTTCCACAAGTACGAATAGGTGCTGAAGTTGGGCCGAACAGTGACGCTAACAGCACAGAAAAAGAAGGTGAAGGCGCATTTGTTATTTATACAAATAATGCGACTACAGGCGGAACAACACCTACTGGATTAAATGAACGTATGCGTGTTGATTATTTAGGTAACGTGGGCATAAATACTGCCACGCCAGCCGCAAAGCTAGATGTAAGGGGTGATGTTCGTATAGAAGCAGATACTGGTTTTGCTTTCATGGAAATGGGTGGCCCAAGTGGGGCATTTATCGACTTAAAATCGCCATTCTCTGATGACTATGATTTACGTGTGCAACAAGATGGTGGACAATCAAAAATTAGAACAACAGGTAGTTCCATACAGGTTGATACTAACAGTGGTTATTTACTACTAGGTCCACAGAATGCAAGTTATTCACACTTTAGCACTGACAGGCCAAAGTTCTACTTCAATAAACAAATTGATGTTGCATCAGGTATCATTAGTTCATACGGTGCAGACCTATCTTTGCGTAGAGGGACGTCAACAACGAACGCGCTAACGATTGCTAGTGGTTCAGCAACGTTTGGTGTTCAACTTAATGTACCAACTCTAAATGTTGGTAGTGCTAGTGCAGCAGGTAGTGGATTTATTGTATCCCCTGTTACAGGGCCTTCGCGTGCCTTACAGACTGTTGGTAGCGTTAACACTACTCAGACTCATATAGGATTTGAAAATCTTTATGGTGAGATAGGTAGAATAGATGTTAGTGCATTTTCAGTAAGTTATGTAACTAGCTCAGATTATAGGCTCAAGACTGATATACAACCTATGCAAGGAAGTATTGACAGAGTAAAAGCATTGAAGCCTGTTAACTTTGAGTGGAAAGAAGACGGTACTAGAGTAGATGGTTTCTTAGCACATGAAGCTCAAGAGGTAGTACCAGAAGCTGTTAGTGGAGAAAAGGATGCTACTAAAACTAACAAGGATGGTGTAGAGGTTCCAGACTATCAAGGCATTGACCAGTCTAAACTTGTACCTTTACTTACATCTGCACTACAAGAAGCATTAGCTAAAATTGATGACCTAGAGTTACGAATGGCTAATTTAGAAAATTAAACCAGGGGGCTTCGGCCCCCTATTACTAAAGGAGGCTATCGTGCCTAACTTACCTGAAGAGGATACTCAATTATATATGCTTCTTGGTTCTATGAGTGCTGACTTAAAAACTGTTCTTAATAAATTTACAGCAGTAGAAGAAAGGTTAAACAATCATTCAAATAGAATCAAGGTATTAGAAAAAGCTAGTTATGCTAGGGCGGTAGTATATACAACTACGGTAACAGTAACACCTATTCTATTCACTGCTCTTGGCTGGTTACTAACTAAAACATTTTTATAAGGAGATTATAATGGCAAAAGGAGCTGCAACAGAAAAGAATCTTGGTAACTTACATTCAACACTTACAACAATATTTACTAAAGTTTTAGAAAATGAATTAGACCAAGATATTATAGAAACTAGTCCTGCTATGCTATCAGCTATTGCTAAGTTCTTAAAAGATAATGACATAAGTTATGATTCTGCTCAAATAGATGAACTAAGTGAACTTGAACAAAAGCTTAAAGCTAAGAAAGCAAACAGACCTGACTTCTCTAATGTTACTGCGCTACCTTTAACGGGTACTGAGTAGTATGGGGCGTGATGCTAGGGAAATGAATAAAGCAGACCGTATTAAGGAGCTGCTACTTATTCAGGAGGCTTACCCTAACTTCCAAGACTTTTTATACGACGTTATGGTTAATCTTATGGGATTTAACTGTACCAATAATCAATTAGATATGGCGAACTACTTACAGTACGGTCCGTTATATAGAATGATACAGGCGCAGCGTGGCCAGGCTAAGACCACGGCTACTGCTGCGTATGCTGTATGGAGACTAATACATAATCCAACAGCTAGGATACTTATTATATCTGCTGGTGATACAATGGCTAAGGAGATTAGTAATTGGATTATCCAGATACTAAATGGTATGGAAGAGCTGTCATGTATGCTGCCAGATAAGTCTGCAGGAGACCGAGCATCTGTTACTGCATATGAT